AAAGGATAGAAAGTTTTTGTCTGCCACCGACGTCGACTTGTACGAGGTAGATTTGCCCGATCCGAGGATAAGCCCGTCGTGCTGGTAGAGTCCTAAAGTAATGGCGTTGAGCGCGTTCTTGTCGGGGTCGCTGCTGCGCCAGGTTGGTCTTCCGATAAGTAATGACATGTTGAACCCTCCTTATAAGGGGACCGGGGAGAGGGATCGTGTCCCCATACCTCCCCGGCATGCACGGTTAGTCGTCTGCGATGGTGTCTCCCATCTTGTAGTAAACGTTCATGTAAATCTTCTGGCCTGATTCCAGGGTGTCACCGAGCCACTTCACGTCGATGGTGTCGTCCGCTGTATACTCGTAGTTCGTTATGTACGCGGCGTCCCCGTCAGCGATCAGGCCTTTTCGGATCGGTCCACTCGACGGGTCTACCCCGTCGAAAAACCGGTCGACGGTGGTTCCGTCGCCGACGTCGAAGGTCCTGCCTGCGCCGGAGTCGCTCACGTACAGGTGGATGTCGAGGATCTGAGCCCCCTTCGGCACCGGGACCATCTGGACGACGCTGTTCGCATCGTATGCAGCGTCCGCCTCGTATGAGGCGGTGCGGCACAAGACAACACCGGCCTGTCTGAAATCAGGCTTGATCCCGCTTTTTACTGCGTTTGACTGCACGGTTACTGCTGCCATAATCGATCACCCCCTATAGATTCGGATTGATGCAGTAGGTGTCCACTGCAACGACCCCGAAGTCTTTGCTGTTGTAACGGGATTTCTTTACCCCATATATGGTGCCAGCCGTGATGGCCAATGCATTGCCACGGTCGTCCGTTTCCTCGTTCCAGGTGTACCTGCCGGGTGCGTTGTTCCCGCCCCAGGCAATGATCCCCGCCTGCGCCCCGAGAAGGAGTGCCCTGGCTGCCGGCTGTGCCCCGTCGGAGCCATAGTCTGAAAAGCGGATCACGTTTCGGTGTTTGTGCATGATGATCCCGTTGTAACTCCCCAACGCGTTCTTGTAGATCAGACTGTCCTTTCCATCGGTGTTCTTGTGGATGTCGATCCAGTCGTTGGCGCTCACCGACGCCCTGAGGTCAAACGCCTGCCACACGTGCATGAGCAAAACATACTCCAGCTCGCCGTCAACGGAGAAAGGGAGCATGACCGGGTCCACCGTTTCAACGGATGCCACGGCCTTGTCGCAGATGGTGAGGTCCATTTTGTCCCCGGAGTCGAGGTCCACCTTGCCAGTGGCGTTCCCACCGTAGAAGATGTGGGACGAGTCCGGAGCAGTCAGAGCATTGCTCGCCCGTCCGGTGAACCCCAGGGGCGCGTGAAGCGATGCATCGATGCCCCGGGCGCCGGCCAGATACATCATGATCTGCTCGTCATAGTCTTCCGCCCACCAGGTAGCCAGGGCATCACGGCCCTCTTTCCTCATGTTGTAGGGCACGCGTTGCTCGGACATCTGCCCCTTGGACTTGGTGCCCTTCCTCCTCTGGTCGATGTAAAGCGCGTCATAGAAGAAGTTGAGTGCCTCTTCCGCGCTGGTACCCTCGATGATGTTGTCTCCCTCCGTACCGTCCCCGGCCAGTTTCATTCTGAGGCCCACGGTGATCATCTCACCGGCCTTCTTGGACAGTTCCTGCTGAATCTTGATCAGCGCATTCTCGTCGGTGCCCATGAACTTCCGGAAGTACTGCTTCTTCTCGGCTTCCACGGCCAGCGACGTGCTCCACCGGCGTACTGCCAGCGGGTCGTTTAATGGGAAATCTGTTGCTGCCATGTTCGTTCTCCTTTTCGGGTCTTACCTGCCCCGGAGGTATCGCTCCTGTTCTTCCGGTGACATCCGCGCCATCTCCGCCTCGGATACGATCCGGTTTGGGTCGTTCGGCACGGACGAGCCGCCGGGAGGGGTGCCCCCGATGTTGCGGTAGCCCGTTGTTGTATTCTGTATTTTCCCCAGGAGCTCTGCTGCCCCCTGGGCCTTGAGTAAATCTTCTTTGGTTGCGTCCGGCTTCGCTGCCTTGAACGCGTTGTTGCGGAGCGTCAGCATCTGGACCGCCCCCTTCCCGAGCAGAACAACGCGCCCATCCTCTCCGACGATGCGGGTGGTGGGGTCGGTCAGGACGGAGACGAACGTCTCGTCCATGCCGTTGTCCGCGGCAAACTTGGTGAGGGCTTTGTTGACGTCACCGTCCTCGGCGAATATCCCCGGCACAGCCTGTTCCATCTCTGTGTAGCGCCTCTGGATCAGGGCCTGGGTCTGCTCCTTTGCTAGCTTTCTCTGGTGCTCTTCCTTCTGTTTCTGTTCCTCCTGTTTCTGAAACCTGTTCAGGTTGTGGAGGTAGATCTGGGCTTCCACCAGATCGTTCTCGGCAAGATCGCGGTACTCCTTTGCTGACAGCACCCTGAAGTCCTGCGGTAATCCTTCCTCTTCCCTTGCCTGCCCTTCTTCTTTCTGCTGTTGCTGCTCTTCTGCCGGTTTGCCCTGGGACAGGGTCGCAACCGCTGCCTCAAGTTCCTGGATCCTCGATGACATTGCCTGCCTCTTGCCCCGTTCCTCGTGGAGCGCTGCCAGCGGCACATACCCCGTTGGAGGCTTCACCGCCTCTTTCGTCTCTCCTTCCCCTGCAGAACCAGTCTGCGTTTCCCGGGTTGGTTCTCCCTCGCCCGTGACCTCTAATAGTTCCTCGTTTTCCGTTGGTTCTTCCGGGGCTTCCTCGGTCGTTTCCGCGCCCATGAGTTCGGCGTCAGTCACGGTCTCCCCGAAAAGCGAGGATGTTACTGTTTCGTTCTCGGGCGCACGGCTCTCTACTGCGTCCTGAACGCTCGAATCATCACGCTGATCCGCGGCGTCGGTTGGTGCTTCCACTGCTGTGTTTGTGTCCATGTGTCACTCCTTTTTCTGCCTGCTCTTTTCCGGGCTGCAGGCTCCCGACTTGTATGGTGCCGGTATGCGCTACCGGGCAAGCGTCATAATGAAAAGCTTCCTGAAAACGGGTACGTCACGAAGGGATGTGTCTCCCATGAGTACCGGTTCCAGGGGGCTCATTTTAAGCGCGCTGGCTGTCCTTTTGCCGCTTCTTTTCTGCGGCGGGCGATATGTGTGCTGTTCTCTTACTTCACGGTTGCTTCCTCCTTTGCAGCCTTGACTTTATTGATAATATCCTTGACCACGGACACGATCGCCATGATCGCACCGTGGGCCTGGATGCCGATGGAGGTGAGCAGGACGATTGCGTCGGTAGATCCATTGAGCGCCTCCTCGTCAACCTCGACGCCGAAGAATTCCCTCAGTATCTGTCCTACCAGGATGAGGATCGGCCCTACGGCTTTTCGCGACAGCAGAACACCGAGAATCTTCCCGATGGAATACTCTGCCGCGATTGCCTTTTTGGCATCCTTGAACTGCGCGTACAGTTTGAGATATTTCATCATGGCCTATTCCTCTACCTTGAGCTTCTGGACCGCTGCTTCGATGGCGGCGTAAATCATGGATGTTGTCACCTGGACACCGAGGGTTATGCCCTGCCCTTTGAGGTCGGTGACGATGGTGTTGAAAGCCGCTTTCCTCTTGGCGTCACCATCAGCTTCTCCCATGGTCTGGGCAACGGTCTTCACTGCCGTTATTGCCGATGCTGCCAGGATGTTCCCCGCACTCGACAAAAACACCTTGACGAAGGGCGCAAGAAAGTCCCAGATCTTCGAAAACACGAGCTTCAGTCTCTCTGAAAATGTCATTTCTCTTCTCCTTTGTGAAACAGTTTTGTGAGGATTCTCGCGATGGTATCGTCCCAGTTCCAGCGGAAGGTCTTGCCGATCCACAGTACAAGCCCGCCATGCCTCAGGGCCTCACGCTTCGCTCTCTCCTCTGCCACTTTCATGGCAGCGCTTCCCTGCTCATCCATAGAGTACGCTCCTCACCTTCTCGCGGAAGATCCCACGAAATGTGCTATCCTTATCAGCTTCTGAAAGCATAAAACGTATCCTCGTTATGGCCTGACTGGTTTCGTAATACTCGCAGATTGCAGCCGACGCAACCAGCACGGACAGTGCCCGCCTGGTCAGCCCCCGGAAGAATCCCACGTAGCCCGGCAATCGATCTGCCAGGGACAGGTAGTAGGCGATCTGGTGGAGGGCAAACCCGTTCATGTTTGGTGATTTCCGTAACAAATCCCGAGCCCTGGAGGGACCGGCGTTGAACCCGAAGTCAGCCGTCTGAACGTCCTGACCGGTCGGCAACGTGTCAGCTTTCACCCTGTTCCAGAACTCCTTCCGGTACACATCGAGGACAACTTCCTCGGTCACGAGGTGCACATCGTCCACGGTCACGCTTCCGTCATTGTTCAGATCCAGTCTCAAGTTCTTCATCAGCCCTAAAGTGAGGCCCATCTTGGTGGGACCTCCCCGGTCGTTCTGGTCGTTCACAAACTCAACACCCTCGGCAAGCATTGTCACCTTGAATCCATATGCGAGGTTATCCTTCACGTTCTATCCTCCTGCACTCCGGGCACAGAGTGTGGTGTTCTCGGTAGCCTCTTCTCGTGATCTCATTCCACTCATCGTCGGTAAGGTGAGCCCAGTGAGGCAAACGGTCGCCCTTGTCGTACTTCTGGACCCTGCTGCACCCGCTGCATATCTTGAGAATAGACAATATCGCCCCATGTCGATCACTTCTGTGGTATGACCACGTTCCCGTTGCCGTTGTGTTTATGGTAGTTGATCCGGTTCCACAGTTCCGCATGATCCTTATCATTCTCTTCACAGACCCGTTCGATGTATGCCCGAACTTCCTTTTTCCATGAGCGCAGCGTGGCCAGCAAGATACTGAGTAACGACACTGCCACACCGGAAAATCCTGTCAACACTGCAAGCCATGTGTGCTCCATCGTTCCCCCTCACTGGCACGGTCTGCTGTAATCAAGGCGGAGCCCTGCGGGATCCGTGAAATCCACCGTTTCGCCGTTTGTCATTGTGACGCGCCACTTGTTGCCAACCCTTGCCACCTTCGTGGCGCAGTACTGATGGTAGTTGATCTGGTAGTGGCCATTGCCGTTCGGGTTGACGATCGTATCAATGCGGTCACCGACAACGATGAAACCGAGCAATCCTGCAAGAAGCATCGAAAGCCTTTTCATTTCGATCCCCCTGCCTGGACGATTGCAGCGATAACCTCTGCGCTCAGTCCTGAGGGTGCCGGAAGCTTCACGATCGTCGATATTTCATTCGACGGGATTGACTCCAGCGATCCGAGGTACGTGGTCAGCACGAAATACTTCGTGCCGGGTGAAACGTTGGCCAGCGTGTAAGCGGTCATTGTCCTGGGTGTGATGGTGGCTACGCGGTTGGCAGCGATGGGCTGGACACCGGGAGCGGCAGCCATGTAAAGGTAAAAACCGTCGGCCTCGCTCGTGTAGCTGTCCCACACAAACTTGATATCCGCTGCCCGTGCTGTCACTGTCACAAGGAGGGCGATCATAATGGCGTACAACACTCCGCAAAAAACTCTGTTCAATACTCTGTTTCCGTTCATGGCGTCTCCTTTATAGCCCCGCTCCTGGTGCGCTGGGGAAAATTCGGTCAAAATTGTGCCGGTAATGGGTTAAATCCGCCTCGGTGTTGAACCGAAAGGTGTTCCACCGGAAATCCCTGCCTCTCGGCAGCTCCCGGTGGCTGCGAAAATGCCGCTCTGCCTTTGTTTCGAATACAGCTTCCTCATACCGTGTCATGCTGTTCCTCCTGCTGCTATCGCCCTTCGGTACCCGTTGCCAATGGCTGCCCTCTTCACTGCCTCTGGCTGTCCGGTCCTCGTAGCTATCATGTCTTTCTGGAGATCATAGCCCGCGCGGATACCACGGAGGGCTGCATCGTCCCGCTTCACCCTGTCACCCGCTTTCAGTGATTCGATCTCCGCTGCAAGCTTCTCGTTGATGAGCTGGAGGTTCTCCAGCTTGAGCTTCAGAGCCGCCTCTTCCACCTGAGCCGCTTTCGCCTGTGCCGCCTTCTGCGCCTCCAGCTGTTGGGTGACCTGGGCCTTTATCTCTTCAGGGCTTTTGTTCTGATCCTCCCCCTCGATGCCGAGGATGGGACGAATCCGCGCCATGAGCTGGTCCTTGTTGGGAAGGTTCGATATTTCCATGGCTGCGTTCATGAGGTACGGGATGATCTCGGGAGGCGACTTCTTCACCCACTCGATGAGCATGTTCAGGTGTTGCTCGCGTACCGTATCGGTGGCCGGCGCTTCGGAGACAACGCAGTCGAACTTGCCCTGGGTAATGTTGTTGCGAAGGACAATCTCGCCTGCAAATCCCTGTTCTCGTTTGTTCAGATGCACCCATTTCCTGGCTCCGGTGAGCCTGTCGGTGACCCGGAGGATCTTCTCACCCCTCCACTGGCTCTGGATCTCGGGGATTATCAGTTCTCCCAGCCGCTTCTCGCTCCTTCTTTTGTTCCCGAAGATGGGCGCCAGAATGGTGTTTCCCTGCTGTTGTTTGCGTTCTATGGCCACGCCTGAAACCTGGCTTGACCGGTACCCGAGAGAGTCCGCGTTCGCCCCTGAGACTTCCTGGATCTCACGCTCCGATTGCAGCAACAGATCGACCTGGGGGCGATAGAGTTCGGCCATCTCCTCGACCTTCACGGCGTTTATCTTGCCTTCTTTGACCACTATGAACCCGTCAAGTTTGTTGGCTTCCTCGTAAATGTCCTGAAGCTTTGTGGCGTCGTCGACCACTTTCTCCTCCACAGTCACCCGGCGGCTCTTGAGCAGCGCCAGCGCCATCGACCGTCGCTTGTTGATCTCCTCGTTCTGGCCTCTGAGGTTGCGCGGAATTCCATAGGGGTAGTTGAACCGGTCGAGGTACCCGTAGAAGGGTACGAATGGGTATTCGTCGTGCCTGTACGGACTGTAGCCCCAGTTGAGCACTATGTCTCCCAGGAAGGTGATGGTCTTGACCTTCGGTACCTGTGCTTCCACGACATCTTCGGCTGCGGTGAATGCCTCGCGGAACTCCATGAGGTCCATACCCTCTTTCAGCTCCACGGAATCGCCGTTGGCAAACCTTGCCCACAGTCCCTTCTCGTAGACGCAGTACCATAGTTCGACGGGCCTCACCCGCCTTCTGCCATATGCATTGATGGCTACCCGTTCCTTCATTTCTTCGATGATGGTCGACTCGTCGATGACTGTACCGCGGGACATGCTTCCCCTCCGGGACATCTCGTGGTACTCTTCGAACGCTTCCCGTAACTCCTGTTTCTTCTCGGGGAACTGCGTGATCAGCCAGTCCAGGTCCTTCCATGGCTGGTAGTAGACGTAGCGGCAGCCACTGGGCAAAAGCCACGGGTCGCCGAAGGGGTCCCACCCCATGTCCTTCCAGTCGTGGTATTGAATGCACACCCGCTCCCTGCGGGGATCCTGATTGTGGCTCACCGACAGGAACCCTGCCCCCGGAATTACGCTGTCCTTGAAGGCCTGGGACACCAGGGATGAACCGTTATACTGTTCCATCACGTAACGCACAGCTTCGGTCATGGTGTTGCTGATCTCCGCGTCGTCCTGGGTGCGGCCCTCGATGGTGATGTCGTTTTTGTTGATCTGCTCGCTTCCCAGAAGAAGATTGACGACAGGGAATGTGCGATTGATGGTAAGGGGGTCAATGCCCGCGTCCTTTGCCTTCCGGTAATCTTCTTCAGTCCACTGCTTTCCGTCGTAGATCTCGCAGTCCCGCCACGCTTCAGCTCGCCACACCTCGGACACGAGCATGGACTCGTACACGAAATCCTGGATCTCTCTGAGTGTGTAGTCTCCCGTCATGATCCTCTCCTGGGCCGGAAGCCAGCGCTGCTTTTTCTCCCGATGTCTGATGACATGACAGCGAAGACCTCGAATGCGTCTGCCGGGTTGCTCGCCCAGTCGTGAAGCGGATCGTTCTTGTAACAGCCGTTCCTGTCATCCCACGCCTTTCTGTAGGCTTCGAGCCCCTTGATTCCGTCGTTGCATTTGGCCTCGTCGAACCAGCAGTGCTGGAGGATGTTTCGTGCAGCTTCGATCTGATCGGCTTTGTTTAATTTCGGAGCCACAGAGAACCCTATGCCATAGGCTTCAGCCTGTTCCTTCCGTGTCTTCCCCGTGCCCAACTCGCGGACTTCGATGTCGTGCGGCGCATAGTGGCTGCCATACTCGTATCCCTTTGAACGCAACACCTGGGCATAGTGGGAAAGTCCTTCGCCATTGTTCTCGTAGAAATCAATAATTCGCCACTGGTTGAGGATTTTTTGCGCAAACCAGATGTCTGTGGTGTCGTTCATCCCCAGATCCCAGAAGGTGTGGACCGGGTAGCCTTCCTCGTACGGCACATGTGTAATCCTGCCCTCGCGGTAGATTCGTTCGAACTGACGGGCAAAGTACGCTCCTTCCAGACTCGCCTCGAAGGCTTCGTCGAAGGTCGAGGGGTACTCGCGCTTCATGTCCGTTCCCTGGAGCTTCCATTTCAGGTAATACCAGGCCTTTTGATTTTCGGTGAGGTCGATGCGCTGCCCTGCTTCGAGGGAGCGGAAGTAGACGTTCATGGTGTCCGGGATCGTGATGTTGGATGCAGCCACGGTGTTTTTGGCGTCCTCATACCAGGGGAAGAAGAAAAGCCTCCACTCCAGGGGTGAAAGCCTGCCGCTCCGGAGGCTGCCTTTGTGTGCCTCGGTGCAGTAGTCGTAGAAGTAGCCGGATTTGCCTTCCGCGGGCGACTCGATGGTGATGATCTGACCCGGGTGAACCGTGTTCAGCGATCCGGTGACGATCTCCTTGGCCTTGTCGGGATACTTGGCGCAGATCTTGCCAAACTCCGATATGTGAAGGAGCTGCAATGTGGAGCCTCGCAGCGAAGTGCCCACACGGATCGCACTGTTGTTCCCGAAGGAAAGCTCCCGTGCACTCCGGGACTCTGCCGGGACCATCTCTTTCACGCGGTCCGGGAGGTTGTCATAGGCGTACTTGATCTTGTCGTTGAAGAATATCTCAGCGTCGTCTCGTGTGTGGGCGATGATGCCGGCACGGATGTTCGGGGTAAAGAGGCAGTAGTCGAGGTAAAGGATGCAGATGTCGGTAGTAATACCGTGCTGCCTCGATTTCAGGATCAGGTTGAGGTACCAGAGGTTGTGGTTCAGCAGTTCCTGGATGTCGTTAGGCTGAAACAAAACCCTGTTGCCGGTGGCGTCGATGATGGAGTAAAGGTTGTTGAGACGCCACTCCCGGTCACCCAGGCGGTCGAGTGACTCGTCATGCCAGAATTGTCGTGCCGCTTCGTCAGTCATCGTCGTTCACCAGTCCGGTCGCCCGGCCCACGATCTCTTCGTAGAGCATCTGGAGGGGTCCGCCTCCTGCTCCGGTAATCTCCCGCTTCTCTGCCGGGTAGTCCCCCCGGAGCTTGTGGGCGTCCATGCGGGCGCGCTGTCTCACGTCCCAGGCGACCTCGTCCCACTCGATGACAGTTTCGCCATCGCCGAATGAATCTTTGTCCTTTGTCTGTATGATTGTTCCCGACGCAGCGACAATACGTCGACCTCGCCCAAGCTCGTCAGGATTGACTGCACCCTTAATTTTGATTGATTTGGTAACTCTGGCCCTCAGCTCCCGCTTAAGGAATTTCGTGAGTGCAGGCAAGGTGAGCCCGTTCTGATCGAAATACTCAAGCGCCGATGGTCCGTGCACTTCTTCCAGTGTCGCAGGCATGATTCAGACAATAAAAGAAGGGGTTTCAGGCGGTCAAACGGTTATAGAAACGGTAATAAGAGCGGTAGCTCAAGAGCGGCAATCAGAAACGGCAGAAAAGCATTGAAATATTATTATTCGTTTACGACACTGTTTTGAATATTTTGCAGAGACATCGATCAATAATCGTGCTTAACATGCCATTTCTTTGTGTTATTAACTCCTATAGAATGATTGAAAGAAACCTCCAGGCATACAATGTTTATACACCAACAACGATTCCGACGAATTTACAGCAAGCGGTTCCAGAGAATAGAGAATCTATTCGATTTTTTTCTCCTATTTTCTTCAGACACTTATTTTATAATAGACTTAAACCGATATGCTTTATAGAACAAAATAAGCCCCTAAAAGCCTCCGGGGTTTCTTTGTGTCTAAGATGAATATGTATCCAAGATTCCCACAGCTGGAATCTTTAGCCCCGGAGGTTTCCTGCTTTGTCCCTTGACGCAGCGTGACGTATTTCATATTATTGATATAGCTCTGTCATTACTAAGTGATTGTATGACCAAACATTCCCATTTCACACCCTTGAAAATCGTTTTATTGCTCTGCGCACTCATTATCTCCTCCTGTGCTGTTTGCCCACCATGCAAGGAAACACCTACCCAGGTCTTCTTCAGTCCTCATGGCGGTGCCACGCAGGCCATTGTCAATCAAATTTCCAATGCCAAGACAGAGATTCTTATACAGGCATATTCGTTTACATCAACGCCTATTGCAAAGGCGCTCGTTGAGGCCCATAAGCGAGGCGTTAAAGTCGAGGCTATTATGGACAAGACCCAAAGGAAGGAAAGATATACCGAGGCGACTTTCCTGGCCAACATGGGCATACCAACTTACATAGACAGCGTTCATGCCATAGCACACAACAAGGTGATGATCATAGATATGGAGACAGTTATTACCGGCAGCTTTAACTTCACCAAGGCTGCTGAAGAGAAAAATGCCGAGAACGTGCTGATTCTTGTTTCAAAAGAGTTGGCAAGAGTTTATATTGATAACTGGTTAAAACATAAAGAACATTCAGAACCTTATAACGCACGGTATTGAGCTATGGCTGAAACCAAGAGGAAGCATTACTCCATGGAATTCATAGAGGAAGACGGCAAAACCTATGTCCTCTTCTATGACTCAGAGGACAATCTTGTTGCCAAACGAGAGATACCTCATCAAGACATTACTGAGGCTGTCAGGTTGAGCGGAGAAAACAACTGACCCATGGATGAAGAGCTTTTCTTTCTCATTGGCATTACTGAAGACAAAGACGGCAATACTGTCAACATGATGACCACTCCAGATAAGTGGAAACGATTGCTGACCATGGCCAGGGCAAACGGATGGAAGCCAAGGGGAACTGTGCTTGATGTCGAGTTTCAGCTGAACCTGGAACTGTCAATGATTGAGAAGCCAGATGATATCAACATCGATGCCATCAGGAAGCAAGTGGAGGAGAGATGCAAACGGTGGCAGGGAGTGTATCAAATTCCTCAATACCAGATCGTCACGGCAGAGGATGCGATGGAGATGAGGAGGGCCATGGAGGGCACTGATGCAGATGCAGACCTTCTCCTTTTTCTCTCAAAGGGAGCGTTCAGGATAGCTGGGTGAAGAGTATCCCTTGCCTGCCTTCCTTACCCAATCAAAAGTGACCGTACAACCTTTAATAAGTTTTTGTACAACAACTATGTCGAAACCTGTCATGGTGTATAGGGAGGCATATCCCTACACGGTATTTTGGTAAAGGTCACATCTTCGGCCACGTTAACAGTACCAACTCGTACAATTCTTCCCATTCCAGAGAGAGTATCTACATAGACAGCGCCCATTATTCCGAGATAGCTATCCCCTAAAGTTGAATTAAGCTGTACAAACCAGGCATCAGTATTTGGTCTTCTGACCATGTTTCCAGCTACGGGCCAGTACCAGGAACCCTGGATGTACCATGCCCCATGGAGTGACCTTGTCCATTTGCCTCCAGATGATATCACAGTCAAATATCCATCAAGAGCATCATCACTGGAATCCATCTGCCAGCATAACTGGCCAGCCTCAGCAACCGTAATGAAAAGGCCAGAAAGAATAACGAATGCAACAAGGACAAAACATACCTTTTTCATTGAACCCTCCTGAATGTAATGTAGAGTAAATATAGCAGCTTATAACATGTATAAATGAGGCTGTAAAGGATTGGGAATACAAAAATAAGAGGGTTCGCATTGATTATCCACCAAAGTAAATCCATACGGCTTGCCCAGTGGTTCCTGTTATCGCAATGACTTGGCTAGCCATTTCTGAACCAAGAGTATATTTGAAAGCAATTCTATATTTTCTCGCACAACTGCCGATGAGAGTATTAACACCACACATTAAAGGAGCTTGCATCAT